CCTGAAACGATAGCATCGGAGCCATCAACAAAAAGATTTTTTAGCGGAGCGACACCTAATTTTATTTCTGTGAGTTTATCGGATAGTCCTCCAAATTCCTGAGCCATTGCAGCGATACCATGCAACGCCTGCAGTCGCAATAATGTTTCTTCAAACTCCTTTGATTTATCGCCAAGCAGTACCTGAGCTGATGCGGCTCCTTCGAATCCTCTCGCAATTAAACTGATTGAAGTTCCGGCGGCACGTCCCAGGTTCTCTCCCATGTTTCCGGTAAGTGCTTTTGCTTCGTTGTTTAAATCCTGAAGCTCATCCCTTAATTTACCGGCTTTGATTCTTAGTTCTTCGCCAAGTGCTTTATTTCCTGCCTGTGCTGCTTTATAAGCCTGCGTTTCATAGTCCCGGGCTTGCTTTTTTAATTCTTTATAAATATTTGCAGTCTTACCAAACTTTTCAGTTTCCTTTAACAACGCACCTGTTTGGCCAACTCCGTCCTTTAATTCGTTTGTCAGCTTTTCCGTTTCATTAGCAACCGCTTTCATTCCTGCCTTACCTTGCTGTTGGAATTGTTCAACGGAATCACCAAGCTCTCCCATTTTTTGGGAGGTCTGCAATAACACCGCAGCAGCGTTTGATTCTAAATTAAGGCTTATTGTTGACATCCTGTGATTGCTTTATTCGTTTATCCAAACGCTCTTTAAATACTAATAACTTTATAAAAAATTCTTCAACTGATAATTTCATTAATGCGTTTTCTTCGGTCGGTCTTACGTGTCCATGTTCATCTTCGCACATTACCATCAATAATTCAGACCAGTATTTTTCAACCTTCAAATCGTGATGTTGAAATAATATTATACTTTCGCCTTTTTGTCCTCCCCTTTTATTAGCATCTCTGCCTGTGTCTGGGTATATTTTACTAATGTTTCCCTGAACCCGTGGATAGAAGTCAGAGACAAGTCGAAAAAAGACATCATATCCAAACCCTCCACAGTCCAGTCATTCACCTTATCTAACATCGTTTGTTCATCGTATTTTGTAGCGTCCTCTCCCTCTCTGTTGATAACTAATGCAGCCATCATAAGTGCAGGATGAACACGTTTAGAATTATTCACATCTGCAATTCCATTCATTAAATTGTGAATGATAATACCGGCATCTAAAGGTTTAGGTTGAGGTGTATTTAACGATGAATATGCTTTTTTTAATGAAGTAAATATTTCATCAAAACCGATTCCAAACGTTAAGCGCGGGACTAGCTTTTCGTACTCCTTAAATCTTGACACAGGAATTTTATCTACTAAAAAATACTTATGACCATTGGCCATAAATTCCTTTTGTGTTTTCTCAATTGATTTTACTTCCATTTATTCGATTACTTTTTTATAAAATGATTTAACGATTATTGTAAAAAATATTGTTAGCCCGACAAATAAAAGATGTTGCAATGCCAATAAAAACGACACTTTCAAATATTCGTTATAATGAATAATCAGAAACGACCAGAAACTTATCTGCCCGGCAACACATTTCTCACAATCAATTAATACTTTGAACAATGGGTGCCTTGGCAATCCTTTTGATTCTCTTTCATCCGATTTAAAAAGGTGGTACATCCTTTTATAAAGCCACCCAAATGCTTCACCGTTGCCTGTAAGTATATTTGTATAGACAAACGACACAACAGCGATAAGAAGCGATAATATGAAGTAATCCGGTGTAAACATTATCCAAAGTATTTATTAATAAATAATTGCAATTCTGAATCGTAAGTAAGTGCCAGTCCTTTTTCTTCATCTTTATTTACTTCCAAAAAATCCCCATAATGATCTTTATTAAATCCCATTATGTCATCAGTTGTTAGTTTTTTATCTCCACGGCTTCTATCCTTAGTATTTTTTGCCCCCACCGTTGTAATAATTTTTGTACTATCGACAATCTGTTTTACAACACCAGTGTCATTCCACATTGAAGCAGCACCGGAAAAATTCAAATTAACAAAACTCGTTTCTAATTTATTTCCTTTGCGCCAGTCCTCATAAGACAATGAAGTTGCTTTGAACTCCTTTTTTGTTTTTCGTGATCCTTTTCCGGTGATTCCTTTACGACCTAATTTGTCCGCAATCTCCTGAGCCTTTTCAATGGGCTTATAAAAAAATAAAGGTAGTGGATTTTCTGAATATGTACCAAGTGATTTCCCTTTGCCGTCTATGCCTTCATTCCTTATCCTATCTGCGACCATGCCGAACGCATTCATAGCCACAGATGCGTTTATCTTAGGCATCTCAACGAGTAACGCCTGGGAGAATGATTTTATTTTTTCGCTGAATTCATTTGGTTTCATTGTTCCAAATTTTTAACATTTCTTTATATCCTTTGCCAACCTGAAAAGACTGACCGCTTTTGCAATAAATCATACAGGTTTTTGTGCAAATTTCTTCTTCCTGTCCATCTTTTCCGCGCTCCCTTACTGATTCAATGTCATTTGTATCAATGGTTATTTTTGCAAGCAAGTCATCACAAGGAATATCCAGCACATCTACTTTGTGAGTGTTGTATAAAAAACAAATTAGCTCTACTTTCATTACGCAATAATATTACCCATGTGAAAATTCGGATTCGGCTTGCACATCAAGCATCCTGTTGATACCTCTTTGTTATCGCACAAATACTGAATGAAATCATTGTACATTTTACGAGCATGATTGCGCATTCCATAAGTCTTTTCACGTTCCATCATAGTATAGCGGTTCAATTCAGGACTGTCAAGCATTTTTTGAAGCAACAGTTCTCCGGCCTTCCAACGAATAGCGTACCCAATTTGCATATCCCATCCATCATTTTCAAAATCCAAAGGATGAGTATCGGAGCAAATCAATTCGCTTGTCTGACAACGAAAATCAACATCCAGCACTATTCCATTCGTGTATTTGGTTGTAATAAATTGCGAATAGTTTGTGCCAGTACCCTGAATACCGTTAAGAGTAACCCAAGGTTTCCAACCCGGAGGAGTGCCACCGCATCCGCAATCCGTTTTAATATCTTTAGGCTGAAATCCAACACGGTCGTAAACAAAGTAATATTCAAGCCTGCTCACATTGTTACTCCACATTGGTAATGTTAAAGAGGGCGATAACGTAGCATAAACAAGGGTATTGGCAACTTCATTGATAACATAAGATACTATCGGGGTAGTCTTATTTGCATCGTTATTGTAAATTAAAACAGTAACCGGTAATGACGTGTTCATCGCTAATCCGATTCTCTTTACTTTCATTGTACCGCCTTGAATCTGCGGAAAATGAACTTTTGCGCCTACCTTTGAATTACTAAGTGCTAATGATGCGGTGAATGAATTTTGACCCAACAGTCCTGAATAAACTGGTCTCCGTGGGGTGTAATTAGTTCCGATGCAACCAAGCAAATCAGCCTTAAATATCTTAGGAGCCTCATCTCTCGCCCATGCCATTAAATCCCAAACGCCACCCTGCTCGCAATCCGCAGCACCGCCAAGCATCTTTAAATTTAAGCCGTCTAATTCATCTAAGTATATTTCGGATTGCCCTGTGTTGTACCCTGTTGGCTTATCGTCATCAAAGCATTCGCATTCCGTCCGGGAAAGTTTTATAATATTTGTTAAGCAAGTTTCCATTTTTGATAGTATTAAAAAAAGCCACCAACATTACGAAGGTGGCTTCTTTATTCAATTGATAATTGAAATGGTTATTTTACGATACTATTTCAGGACAAGCTCCGCACTCGAACTCAATAACGCCAGTTTGACCGGAACATCCTTCAGCACCGTTGAATAAATCAAAACGAGTGTGAATAAGTACGTTTGTTTTTTCATACGCCCCAGAGCAGTCTTTGGTTGCATACACATCATAGATTACTCCCGGTAGATTTTTTGATGCTTCTGAGTACTTAATTCCAATATCACCGCCTCTGTCAATTGCATTAACAGCAGTTGTACCTTTCCATAATGATTTGTTTGCAAACGCAACAGTTCCGCGTTCAATCATGTAAGTCATTCCCGGTGCAATGGCGGTCATGTTTTTCAAATCGCTGTAAATTTTCATTAGTTCAACAGCCTTTGCAGAACCTGAACCATTTGCATTTCCTGCATCCAATTTCGCAGCAACAATAATATCAAACAAATTCTCGCCATCAATTAAGAAAGGAGAAGTAAAGTTATTCATCATTGCAACTTTTTGAAAGTATGCGAAAACTTTCGGTGTCCAATAAATCGGAGGGATGAAAGTAGTTGCCCATAAGCCTGTGTCATCGGAACAGCCAATTCCTGCCTGTGTGTACAAGTTTGCAGATGTAAATGTTGCTAATTTTGCAAGAATTAGTTGAGCAAGTTTTTCATCCAACGCTTTCATCGTCTTCAAAAGGTTATCAGCGTACACCTCGATCACATTAAGGTTACTGTTAACATAGTTAGCGTCATCAATAGAGAATGCTTTTGACACTTCCATTGTGATTGCATAATCCTTGCAATCGGCATCTGCCTCAGTGCCGGAAATGGTACAGAAATTAGGCGCACCGGTGCTTACCTCTGTGTTACAAAACTTTGTCCAATAGATGCGTGCTTCACGTTCCTTTTTCGGGTCAGTAAGATATTCAACATTCGCAGTACTGTTTTCAATCAACGCCTTAGCGGATTCCACATTTACGACATAGTCTGATTTTTTTGCTGAATCAGCAAACATTGTTTGTGCTAAAAAATATGCTGCGGTTAATTCCGCACAAGTTAGAGTTGCCATTTGGTTTAGTTTTTTTTAATAGTTAGGTTTTTGGTTTAGTTACCCAAGCCTTTGTGATTGCCTGCTTTGAAGCATCGTCTGGGGCTTCGTTAATCATTTTCACATACTCGTCTCCAGTTTTCGGAATCGGGCCTGTGTAACCTTTATTCGCGTTCGCTTTTGCAGGATCATTATTATTGCTGTTACCAGCCGATTGCCTATGCTCTCCTTGTTTGAAGTCCCACACCTCTGCTGCCCTCGATTTGATTAACTCATTGAAGTCAATCATTCTACCGTGTGCATCTTCGAGTAGTTTTCCTTCTTTAGAAATAAGCATTTTCCCGTCTTTACTCTCAAACTGATATTCGCCTGACAACTCTTTTAAAAATCGCTGTATTTGAACGTCTGCCTTTGATTTGCCGTCAGTTGTTTTACCCTCTGGCAGGATAGGTTGCAATTCGTTTTTAATTAAATCCATCGCTCTGTCCGAAACACTTTTAAAGGTCGTTTCTTTTTGAATCGAAGTTTGCAAATCATTGAATTTAGTTGTTTCGATTGCGATTGCGTCTGTCTTTTCCTTAGTCAGTTGATCCACCATTGACATATAAACGGATGAACGTTTTATTTTGTCATCGTCTTTGGGGTCACCCGATAATTTCAATTTTTCTGCAACAGCAAACTCAATTAAATCAAGTCCTTGCTTATCAGAAACGATTCCGAACTTATCCTTTAAATCTTTTTCAAACTTAGTTAAAGCCTCGCCTTTTGCTTTGTTAAAGCCTTTATCGTGGGCTTGCGTTTCCAAATCTTTGAACGATTGAATCCGCGTTTTATCTTTGTCTAAAAGAGTTGGAAGAGCTGTTGTCTTTAGCGTTCCTGATCCATCCTCGATTTTTATATCAAACAGAAGTGAGGCGGCTTCTGTTGGCGAAATTCCTAATGTTTTTTGAACAAATTCAGTAACAAAATTTATTTCTTCTTTTACCATGATTCATGCAGCTTTCCTGCCAGCTTTTAGTTTTAATTCATACGGCTTTCCCGTCAGCAATAATATTTATTTAACCCTAAATAAATTTGTTTCTTGTGCCTTTCTGAAAGTTCGGAAATAAATCCAAAACTCTCAAAAGGTCTTTAAAGTTTTTCTTTGTCCTTCGCTTTTTCGCCTGATGCCGGAGGAGTTTTTTTCTTAAAAATAATTTTTTTATCTTCCTGTTTTTGAATCACAGCGTTTTTTACAACGTGGATATTTTCTACAATCTGGTCAGGAATAGTTGATGAATCCGTTTCACTTATAACTGTGAAGTTCATTTTCTGTCGATGGTTTAATGTATCGAATTTGTTTTTTTCGATAACGATTTCTTTCCCGTTGGTGTTGTTTTTGATTATCATAGTCCTGCGATTTCTACTTTAAATTTAAATGCGATTTTTAATTTTTCAATGCTTCCTAACTTTTCATAAAGCAATGTTATCAAAGCATTCAGGCTCATACTGTTTTTGTACGGTACATTTTCAGCATCAAAATAATCTTTGATTTGTGATTTGAAAATGTTATCCTTAACGAAGTTGGCAAACTCTTCTTTAGGCTCTATCTGAGACTTTGCTGTGTTTGTAACAAACTGTTCAGGAACGTTTGCAGGTGCAGTATTTTCAACCACTTGGTTTATTTCATCATCTTTTTTCTGCCCGGAATTAGGAACAATCCGTTTTACGACACTGCTCTCAACAACCTGATTTGATTGCTCTACCTCAACCCAACCATTTTTATCTTTCAATAAATTCCACGAATCAAGATTGAATCTTTTTCTTAATTTTCCTTTTTGGGCGATAATAGTTTGAGCCATGACCTGTGATTTGTTTTGACAAAACTAAAAAAAATATTTAATACTGCATAATTATTTTTTACGAAATTTTATTGAATTTGCACATACAAATATTTTTTATACTTTTGTTCCTGAAAATGAGTACAAAAAGTAAAATTCCGATTTATTGTAAATGTGAAAATTGTGAAGAGTTCTTTTTATTCACAAAAAAAAAACTATATTGCTCTGATTCCTGCAAAAAGAAATCCTATTATAAAAGAAAACTCATAAAAAATGATTGAAGTAAATCAGTTGCGTTGCGGAAATACTGTATCAAATGGAAGAAAGCCAATAAGTATTGATTTGGAATTTTTTGAATTACTAAATGATGGATCAAATGATATATCGGAATTTCCATTTATCCAACTAACAAAAGAATGGGCGCATTATTTAGGCTTTGAAGTAATCGACATGGGTGATTTCTGGGAGTTCAATAAAGGTGATTTTCAATTAATACAATTTAAAACACCTATTAACAATGGAACTTTAGAGCCTGTATTTGTAATCCATTCCAAAACATCAAAGCATATCAAAGTGCCTTATGTTCACAAATTACAGAACCTTTACTTTGAAATTGAAGGTATGGAGTTAATTTATAAACCTAAATAAAAAGCTATGAAACCAATCCCATTTGAAGGACAAAACGTTGTCTTCGCAGAAAATCAAAAAGAGTATGAACCATTGCCAGCACATAGAACCGAAGATGGGATAGTAACAAGTTGCTGGGAGCTTAGTAAGGAAGACCTTGCAAAAATAAATGAAACAGGAAAGCTGTACGTATGTCAAATGACTTTTAACAAGCCATTGCAACCGATTAATGTTTTTACTGAGTTTACATTTTTAACGGAAGATGAGTTACAGGAAGAAGAAGATTTGAATACGTAAAATGAAGCTACACATCAACATTCACAGCTACCAACGAAAGGGAATGCTTGAATCTTTAATTAAAGAGATAAAAGATTTTCAGGCAAAGGAAATACACGAAGTTTCTTTTTCAATCATTGATGACGGCTCTGATTTTACCTCATCAAACAAATGCTTTCACCAGTTGCCACACGGAGGCAAGTCTAATTTTTGGAAGTTATTTGATTATTCTTTAAAATTGTGCAAAAATATTGATGCCGATATTTATTTGTTCATCCCGTCCGATGTTTCACATATTCAATTTGAAAATATATTTAAGTACCATAATAAATATAAAGGATTTGGGCGTACTTTGGAGGCATACTGTTACAATGTTACCAACGATGGCAGGGTGAAGTGCTGGGGTAATAAAAGAATGACCGTACATGATGAGTATTCGTTTAGAAGTTATTTCACAGACTGCGGTTTCTTTTGTCCTCGATTAACTCTTGAAAAATTAGACTTTACAATTCATCCGGTTGAGCAATGCAGGTTCAAAATGAATCCAAACATAAGTTCAGGTGTTGGCCAACAAATGACAACCAGGTTAAACAATTTGAAAGTTAAAATGTTTATTCCAAAGAAAAGTCTTTGTTTTCACGGAGACCACGATAGCCTGATGCACTTTGAACACCGAAAAAAAGTTCCTTTACTAAGCAAGTGAAATGGAAACAATAAACCATACATTAAAAGACAAAACAAAATTAACCTTATTTAAGGGCGATCACATAACAAATGTTATTGTTAGGAGTGATTATTATTACGAATCAGCAATGCTGCTATTTATAAGGGACAATATTCCAAAGGGCTTATTTATTGATGTAGGGGCAAACATTGGCAATCATACTGTTTTCTTTGCGAAGTATTGCGCCAGTTCGGTAATGTCATTTGAGCCGTTCCCAGATACTTTTAAATTATTGGCGAAAAACATTCATCAAAATGATTTAGAAAACACTAAAATATTTAATGTAGGATTGTCGGACACGAATGAAGATATATCTATGCTTGCGGTTAGTGGTAATGCAGGGATGAATAAGGTAGATAAGACCGGGACAATAAAAGCTAAACTAATAGTGTTCGATCCTTGCTTTGTTATTTCAGATAAAAACCCTGTAACATTAATTAAAATTGACTGCGAAGGATACGAAGAAAAGGCAATATTAGGAATGATTAATATTATAAATAAATATCATCCTGCTTTATTTATTGAGTGCCAAACAGACAAAGAATTATTTGAAATGAGAAAATTATTAAAACCTCTTGGTTATGATGATAGATATAAATTCAACGCTACTCCGACTTATTTTTTTAGCCACCAAAACAAATGATTGAGCGAAAAACATCATATAAAAAACCTGTTGTAATAGGCATTGCCACCTATGCAGGGAGAGAAGAATCATTAAAACAAGTATTGATTTCGCTTTCAAAACAGTGCGACCAGATAGTGCTTTACGACAATGAAGTAAATCCAAATTTAACCGACCTCGGAAAGTTCTACGGGCTTTATGATTTGAAGGAATCGGTTTATTATTTGTGCTGTGATGACGATATAGTTTATGGCGATACCTACGTTAAAGATATGGTTTCAGCAATTGAAAGGACAGGGACAATAGTATCGCACCACGGGAGGCAATTGTTAGGGCTTGGGCGTTCTTATTACCGAGGTCATAAATCATTCAGGTGCCTTGGAAGTGTTTTAAAAGAGGAAGTAATTGATGTTGCAGGAACTGGTGTTGCTGGATTTGATACAGAATATTTCAATCCTATTGATTTAATTTATTCAAAAGATATGAAAATGTCTGATCTTGTTTTTTCTTTGGAAGCTGCAAAACAAAATAAAACAATAACGATATTGAGGCACAATGCAGGATATTTGAAGTCATTGCCACAGGATGAGAAAAAATCAATATGGTTTGAACATAGAAAAAATCATTCAAGACAAAATGAAATTGCAGACGAAATTTATTTATTAACTAATAAAAAAACAAAACCATGAAAAAAATATTATTGATTTTAGCAGTTACTTTTGCATTTTCGGGATGCGAAAAGAAAGAAGAAGTAAAAAAAGCAGAACCAAACGGTACAATGATTTTTTATAAAACTCATAATACAGCAGACTGGACTTTGATATGGGAAGGTGTGGAGTGTGCACATTTGAAATACGCTGTACAATCTCCTCCGTGTGGTGCTGCTGGATTCATCACTAAAGATGTTAAGCCGGGAACGTATGATATTGGATTTAAGAGTTACAGCGGTCTTGCATGGTCTGCAAGTGGTACGAAGGTTACTATTGTCAGCGGACAATGTAAATTTTATCCGTATAATTAAAATACTTATAATTTATTTCTCTTAACAAAAGCGGAATTCCTTTGAGCCGCTTTTTTATTTTGACTTGCTGTGATTCTTTTAGCCAAATCAGCGGTTATGTAATCCCAATGATGTTTGCACCCAAATCCGCCGGGCAATTCAAACGGGTCGTATTCACCTGGGTAATTTTCGTACATCTTTACAATCCGTGGATCGTTCCTTAGATTTTCAATTTGCTTTGTGCTGAAAATCTTGCCGTTATTCTCAATACAAATATCATGAGATGTAAGCATCAGCCCTCCGCCATAATAAGCGTGTCTAAGTTCTAATTCATCAGCGTAAATCTTGCTATTAGCGTTATCAATAGAATTTAAAACATCCTTTGCAAAAGTGTTATAATGCCGTTCAAAGATACCTGATTGCTCAGGAGAGCCTACAATAATTTTTTTAAATGATTCCTGTAATTTAAGCAGGTCGTAATTGTTGGTAATTGCTTTGCGAACCTCTTTAGCAACCTGCTTTTGAATGGATGGATCAGCAATGACTTTATCAAAGAATCCATTAGGTTTAATCGTTCCGTCCGGCTTCAATCCCAACTTTCTTTTTTGTACTTCGACTGTTTTTTTTCTGATTAAATCCAGCTTTTTAACGTCATCAAACATTGTTGCATAGTATCGCATAGTCCAATTACCAAGAGAAAAAGCCGAATCGCTGTAATCCTTTAAAATAGATGTGTTGGCATTAATTGAGAACTCCTTAACAGTTTTCTCGATTGAATTTATTACTTTCAGTTCTTCAGCGGAAGAGAATTTTTTACCGACAATATCTTTTAGATACTTGTTGAAAAGTTTATCAAACAAATCCAACTGATACGTGGACATCTTCGCACGTATCAACTTTTCCCGTTTGAGAACAAAATCAGTTTTTATTTTGCTTATTTCTTTTCGTGTCATTTGATTATGCTACTGCGACTTCCTGTGCACCCCCTGGTGCATTGAATGACATTGCCCTTCCTTCTGCGCCCTCCGTTTCAATAACAGCCAGATACTCATCAACTTTTATTTTAATCAAATCTTTTTGCTTTTGATATTCCATATCGTAAAAGTTCAATGATAGTTTGGATTGCTCCTGCTCAATTTCAAAGAAGATATTATCAAACTTAGCGTAAAAAGTCTTATCAAAATTAGAAACCAAATCATTTGCCAAAATATAATTTATTTCATTTTCCGATTTCCCATTGAACGGAAAAAACTTTTCTTTCGTTTGTATTTTCAATAGTTCCGAGGGTTGGTCTACATAAACTTTCTTTGCCAAATCATGTGCAATGGATTGTTTAATGTACGAAGGAGCACCGGAGGTATTCGCTAATGTTAAATCGGATAACAGCATAGCCAGCGACTTCATTTTAAAGTCCTTCGCAAAGCTGTGAGTTACTGTCAAGTCAGTTCCTAAGTCAAGATAAATAGCAGTCAATGAAACGATATGAACCCACATTGCAGACCAGTTATCGCCAAATGGTTTGAGCGTATCATAAACAGATTCTAAGTCGATGTTCTTAGCGGTCGCTGTGGCTACTACCGTGTCCGAAACATACGTATCCCCATTATACACTGCCTTTATTGCCAACTGCTTTAAATCAAACAATCCGTATTGTTTTTGAAATGCAACCAAATCAATAGGAGGGGCTTTATAGGTCATCATTAATTCCAATGATACCATGTCCTTCATATCCTTTGGTGCTGCGACTATTACCTCGCTTGCTGTGGTGGTTTGATTAGACCATCCCGAACCTTTACAAACAGGGCAATCAGTATCGTCCGAAAGATTCTTACCACTATCGCAAATAATACCTTTCTTCATATCTCCCGGACACTTGTTACCATACCGGAACACCTTTGGAAACGTATGAAGAGCATTCGTTAAATCAAATTCTGAAACGGTTTTAATCGCTTTTTCAAAATAAGGCTTAGCCGGATGAATCATTGGTACACAGGTACGTCCTCGTGTTTCAATATCTAATATCGAGCCTACACGTTTGGCAGGCATACGCCCTGCTTTATGATTGTATTCTAAAACATAATACATTGGTGAATTTTGCTTATCCTTTTCATCCTTGTACCATATTTCTGCCTTTGGGAATGCAGTGATAATACCGGCCATCTCTTCCTTTGTAAACTCAATAGCAACGACCGAATGATTTTCTAAATAGATTGTATGCTTTGTTTCTTCTTCATTCAGGACAATCAAATATTGCAATGAGTTATTGATATACTTATAATCAATAGCCTCTTTAGCATTGACTTCAAAGGGATAAGGGTTCGCCCTTGTATCAGGCTTTGCCGGGTCAACCGCTTCCTCAAATTCAACGACAATAAAACTATTAGGGTCAGTTAAATCCATTGATGGCATCCGGTAAGTTAGATACTTATCGACTGAGGAGCCGCCCCAAAATTTATTCAGGTAATCGGTTAATGTACTTCTATTTTTTGCGGTCGATTCAATATTTTTCCACGTCATTGAACTATCCGCGGAGGTACGGCCCAACTTATACATTGGAGTACTGATAGTATTGGCAATATCGGGAGTTGTAAGTGATGTTATTGCGACACGCTGTTTAAATAGTTCCGCGCTTTCTCTGGGCACAAATTGACGAAGCAATCCCTCCACATCTTCACCAGTAATATAAGCCTTGTAATCCTTTGCCATCTTACATACACGTTTATAATCTCGGTGTCTTAAACCTGTTTGAATGACTTGTTTTAATCGGGCTTTGCCCTGTATTAATGTTAATGATGGCATGGTAATAGTTTTAGAATTATTTATTTGCAAATATAAACTTTTTATTATTGGTTGAAAAATTGTGAGAATGCGGAGGTAAAGAAATACTCAAAACTGTCTGCCAAATGTCCATATTTTTGAAACTGGACGCTTGTAATTGGGTTTGTTGCAAGCTGTTTTAACTTGCCTCCGTTCGGATCTTCTTTTAAATATTCAAACTCATTTACTGAATGTTTACAAATAGGGGCAATATAATATTCAAGCGGCAATCCTCCGAACAAAATCTTATTCATAAAATCATGTCGAACTGATAATCCTTTATTAGTAATTACCTTATCCGAGTAAGCACCTATGTATTTCTTTAGCACCCTGTTTATAACATCATAATCGTCCTCCGTGGAGTTGGTTCGACCTGCCTTCCCGGAATAGTCACCGTAAAAAAACAATCCATTTTTTAATAAATGACTGTATTTTTCTTCAATATCTTGACATAGTGCCTCAGTATAATTCTTTGGAGCTTCTAAACAAAATTCATCAAATTGGTTTACAATCCATTTCTTAATTGATTCATCCCACCACGTTTGAAAGCACGAACAGGTCATGTAAGGGTTACGGTTGAAGTCAAAGGATAAATGAACCGGGAGCACCGGGTTAATAGGAATATATTTAATATGTTTCAAACGGTCGAACCTTGAGAAGTACTCTCCACCAGTCTTAGCCAACGGAGAACCATAAACAAGCATATCTATTCGCTGTGAATTGTGTTTGTTATCTTCAATGAATTGTTCAATAAAACCATCAGAAAGATTTGCCTTGTTATGGTAAGTAGAAGAAATAACAACCATCTTATCATTTTTGCGCTTACGGAAATAATCTGTTTCTGAAAATATTGAAGCGTTTATTTCTTCAAAGTATTCAGGAATGTCAAACCATTCAGCAAGCCAATCAGTCTTTGCCGGGGATGTGAAAATGTATAACGGATTGAAGCCCTTGTAATCACCCGTTTTCTTTTCCTTACAAAGAATACCACTCGGATTGATATACATTCCTGATTGCCTTAATCGGGCTGTTATAACCTCCCTTACCGCCTCCTCTTTAGTGTCTTTGGTTTCATCCAGACACGCCCACGCAAATTCAGTTCCATCAATTACTTTATAATTGTCGAGTGAAGCCGTGAATATCAAAGCTCCGTTTGCAAATGAAATTACATGTTCGTAGGAATCGAGCCTTGCCCCGAATGTTTTGAAGGTCTTAGGAGGCATTATATTGCTCACATAATGAATCCCCCTCTTATAGCCGAGGGTTGTTTCCCAAACATTAAACACCCTATCAAGAGTTGACTTAGTCAGCTGTGAATAGGTGTTTGCCCCGATGAATCCCCTAACTTCGGGATTGTTAATTACAAAATCTGCGGATATTAAACCAAGTCCATGCGACTTGCCCGAACCTGCGCCTGAATGGAATAAATTTCTTTGTGCTGTGCTTTCGATGATGTCAGCCTGGGGATCGCTTAACCAAATGTCGGCATATTTCATTCTCTGCGTTTTGCTGAAAAGGTAATTGCCTCCATTGGGTTTCCTCCGGTAGTGATGTCCACTTTCTGCGGAGCGTACTCCCCTTCCATTTTAGAAATTTCAGCCAAATAAGATTTAATCGTATCTCGTAAAATTGTCTGTGTTTCAATTGGTATTATAAATATTTTTGTCCCTTCTTTATTGATACCATGAGTGTTTTTAACGGTATTTCCAACCTTAAAAGTTGATTCTATTTCGCCCCTCAATTGCTTTTCCATAACAGCAATTTCACTTTGATAAAATAATTGCCGTTCTAATTTAGTCTTTAACCCACTTTTAACGTCATTAATTGCGTTTTGGGTATTAACATCTTTTATCCTACTTTCAATCTCTGTACGCTCAATTGCGTATTGTTCTTTGGCAATTTTCAGATGCCGATCAAATGCAGACTTGCTAACTCCCCACTTTTTACCAACTTTTACCAATATATTACAACGAGCCTCACCTAATTTTAAGCAAGACACAATATAGGCAATGATTACATCTTTACCAGCAATTCTCATTTCATTTTTTTAATTAGAAAATCCCCATCAATATAACGACTATTCCCATCACAATCCATTTTCTCTAAAAACGCTTCTTTTATTTCGATTGACTGAAAAGTGATAATCAAATAGTTTTCTCCGGTTACTTTGCTTTTATCCTTGGATTCTTTTTTAGCCTTTTTAATAGCCTCAATGTTTTCTTTTGTATTCTTTGTTTCGGTTTCTTCTTCCAATGATTCTACGATTGATTTGATTCCTATTATGTTTAAATCTTCATCGGTAAATCCTGTGTTACCCCAATCGACATCTAAAGTTTTTAGAATATCAAAATCATACTCCCCTTGAGTGCTGGGATTATTAAGAATAATATTTATTTCCTTTTCCTTCTTTAGATCAACGTCAATGCAGGAAACTGTTAATGAGTAATCGTTTGTTTTTTCGAGAATATCTAATTGAGAAATACGCTGATGCCCCCCCCACTAAATTACCAGTGCGCTTATTCCATACAAGCGTTTCAACAAGCCCGTTCTGCTTTAATGACTTTCTCAGCCCTTTTTGAGCGTGGTCTGCAATTTTACGAGGGTTATAGTCAGCGTTTTTTATTTCGCTTCGATGAATCGTAACCGCTTCAAATTTTTGGTATTTGCTTATTTTGGCTTCCATTTAGTATTTGAACTTCCGCGAATGGGAAAACTTTTATTATTTTTTCTAAATCTTTTGGATAATTTAATTTTAAATAGCTTAAACAATCAAAATTAAGATCAACCCCGGAGCTTTTACTTCCTTTGGTGTATTCAATTGGTGCTGGTAAGCGGTTTTGTTTAATGTATGACAAACACATTGATTTGCTCCATTCAGATAATGGATAAGCTCGTTTAGCATCTAAATTTATTGCTTTTAAAAAGTAAGTTCCAAGCATTAACCTTCTATTAAGGCTGTCCGATTGCTTTATACCAGTAATTATCCAATCACAATTAAAATCTTTTTTTGCCTGAGCTTCAATGTCTCCAAGTTTTATTATAGGAACCGGCTTTTCGTGGAATCGTAAAAAATTATCGTTAAAGTACTGCGAAAGAACAAAGTGAGGGTATTTTCTGCATTCTACTTTATATTTTTTCTCCGCCCAATCACAATATTTCTCAACGTGTTCCAACCCTTTTACCAAATACATGAAGGCTAAATTAACCTTTAAATCCGACTTAGAAAGTAAATCTAAAAGTATTAAACTATCCTTTCCACCGGAATAAAACAAAACAACGCTATCGGTTTGCGTTTTTATAAACTCAATTACCTTTAGCGTTGTTTTCATTTTAGGCTTTACCTGTTTGTCCGCCTGTTGCTGTCATCCCAGAAACTAAGTTTCCGATACGTGATTTTGCCATGATGTTTGTGTATTGGTTTTTTGGAATATTCCAAAACAAATATACAAATTTTAATTAAATATAGGATTTTCAATGTGAATTTCGTACAGATTTTCATCATGCACAATATCCGTGCAATCACAAATGAATTTTACCCGATTTGCCGAATAACCAACAAAGAATTGAATTTTTGTAATGTCTTTACCTTCAATTTTTGATTTGTAAAATGGTTTAAAATCTCTATATTCTTGGCGTTTTTTGCCAAAAAGAATTTCGTTAGCGTATTTTTCTGAAATGATAAGATTTAAAATCATAATTAAATATACAAAAAAAATCAATACGAAATACAAATATTTTTAAAAATATGCAATTGATTGATTTTTAAGCTATTGAGAAAAATCTGCCCTACCTTCAACAGTTTCCACCTTTTCCGCTTTCAAGTCTGCCAGTTGCTTGGCTGCTAAATCCATCATATATTCGACACGAAGTTCAAAGGCGTTCAAATGCACCTTAACATCACGTTGTTGTTTGTTTTTGATAGTTGCAAAGGTTTTCCACTCATTGTTATATTTATCGAAATAATGATGTCTCCCAAAACTATCCCCGGATGCTTCACGAAGGTAATCCAGTACTAATTGATTTACTTTATTTCCGCAAAGCTCATGTACTTTCTTACCACGGATTTCGGCAGGCGTTGGGGACTTTGGAACGACTTTCATTGTTGTTTCAGGCTTCATTTAATAGTTCTTTTTGGATTCTGAAAAATGTTTGTGTTACTTTTTCTAATGACAAATCGGATTCGTCAATCTTGTAATGCTTCAGGAACGATAATGCCGATTCCTTAACTGATATTCCTGGGATTGTAAACCGCTGGGCATCAATGAACGTGTATATCATTGTATCTAAGGTATTTTTCCGGTACATTGCCGGGACCTCTTTATCCAGATACTTGTTTTTTTGACCCATAATTTAAACAAAACTATGAATTTTTTATTAAATGGGCAAATAAATGCTTAGAATGATTCTAAATTACGCTAAATATCAATTTCAATAAAATACGGGATAAATCGCTAAACGACTACACAACTGCGATTTTTGGCTCTTTATTCTTATTTAGACTGGATATAAATAACGCTATTTTTAAAAATAAATGAAAATAAATTAGATTATACCATTATATCTATATACATTTGTACTATCAAAATCAATTAAGGTTTTGATTTAAACTCTCACAAAATGAAAACTAAAATCATACCAGCAAACAATTTCAAAGGGATTCATAATGTTAAGCCTGTTGAATTTACCAACCGTGAAGAATTAAGTGATTCAGTAATTGCGTTTTTTGAAGAATTTGAAAAGCCTTACGGCATAACGTCCAATACAATTGGGTATGTTATAGATGAAGATACCAACGAATCAGTTGGTTACATTGAAGAACACTACGTTGATAGCGGTTCTGTTGATTACTATTATACGCAATTGAATCACGGGTAATGATTTACAACCTCTCCGATGTGAGAGTTTGAGGGCGCACCGGCTCCGCCATAAACCGGCTCCTAAAATTAACTTCAAATATTAAAAACATGGCAACTTTAAAAAATACAATAAAAAAAGCTGAAAAACTTTCGGGCGAAAAAATACAAACCAATTCAAATAATGAGCATTTTGTAAATTATAAAGGTTATTCGATTTCATTTTACCCAAACGGCAGAATGGATGAAAATGTTGAATCCTCAAATTTTTATACAACAAAAGAAAAAAAGGACTATTGACGATTGCCAGTCTGACTACTTTCCCGGATGCTTTCACGAAAATATTACACAGTGCTTTTCGCACATAAATTATATGACCAAATGAAAAAACAAGAACAAGAAAACGCAGTGCCTTTCAATTACCGTTTCAAAAACAAAACAGTTCACAAAGCATTCAAACTACTTTCAGTCGAAAGTGGAACATCTATTCAAGAGTTGATTTCATCAGCTTTAAAGGCTAAATACAAGGACATAAAGCAATGAGTTATACTCCCGACCGCCAACTTATCCCCGATAAGCACATTCCTGACAGCGAAGAAATCGAGGACAAAGAGTGTTTATTATGCCATTGTCCTATTTCAATTTTTCAATCTGATAAATTTTGGTTCGCAGGACACGAACACCGAGTTTGTAAAAGTTGTTATGAAAAAATAAAACCTAAAAAAGCATGAGCGAAATCCCAAAGAAATTATTATCTGAACTTGCAAAAGTTCAAGTTGATTCACCAAAAGCTCATATAGCTTATAATGCAAATATAAGAGAGTATTTTATTTGCTATTTATCCATCAATTATTATTCATCATTAATGATTATAAGGCCATGAAAAAAGGAATATCAAGACCGTATCAAGACCAAAGCCGGAGGGCTGATGTTTACGAGCAGTTTTTGCTCGGAAAATCAAGTACTGAGGCTGCAAAAGAATTATTCTTTCCGATTTACTATTGTAATGAAGTTTATCGTGAGTTTATCACAAATGCAACAATAACAACGAGTTCAAGAGTTGCTCAAATAAAGTCAATTGAAAAGGAGTTATGGGAGTCCATTGAGCACAAAGAAAGCCCTGTAAAAATTGATAGATTACAAAATTCTTATGCTAAATTCTGCTTATGAAAGAGAAACAATTAATACAGCAAAAAATCGACTATTCTTTAAATCTTATTCGCCTTGAGCAAATGAGTTTAGAATTTAACCGGGCAAAACTGGCGAAATTAAACGGAACGGAAACACCGGATCCTATTAGTAGTAATGAAATAAACCATTTTAACCGATAAAAATGAAAACAGAAACTAAAATAATCACAATAGAATTTGGCATTATGTCGAATAAACACAGCGTAAAATGTGAAAACTGTAGAAAAGATAGTTGGATAAATTTTTCTGGTGATACTGAAAAAAGAATTGAAGAACTATTCAAAGAGTTTGGAGGTCTTGAAAAATTCATAACCGAAAATAAAGACGAGATAAAAGTTTGTATGAAAACTATAAAAAGAATAGTATGAAAAACTTTAAACACAAATCAGTTAGGAATACAGTTGATTTATTTCCGAACCTAAGCCCAATACAACGGGCTGTTGAGTTCTTCCGCAGCCGAGGTAAACTTACTATCACCAAACATAACGAAGTCATAAATTCACATAAAAACAAATAACATGGCAACCTCCGCAGAATTTCAAAATACACTTGTAAAAATACTTGATAGTAATTATGACCGTCAAACTAAATTCACAATGATAAATCTAAACTGTGAAATGGAAGTGCTACGGTCGGCAATAACACAGGCAGAAATTGATAGTAAAAAAGCAAATCAAATTATAAACCCTAAAAATTAAAATAATGGATTTAACCCTGCCGGAAATAAGAAAACGAAATGAATATTACGCCCGGATAATTGCAGAATGTCACCCACCTGAAAGTTATTTTGTTTTGAAAATAATTGAGAGCGTAGAAATCCCTGTTATACCTGCAATTACTAATCCCGAACTTTTCAAAGCAACCGTTTTAATTACTCAAAGTTTTGAAAAGTGGAAAAAAGAAAGTATTGAAATTATAAATAAATTATAACCTTAAAATTAAACAAAATGGAAACAAATGAAGAAATAGTAATTATCACTGAAACCGACCAGTCGGCAATATACTTGCAAGATAGGGCAATGGTAGATGTACAGATAAGTACTGCGAAGGCTTATCCCAGGAATATCCGCAAAGCGACTGAAAACGCTATTGCTATTGTTACAATGGATAAAGCGACTGCATCTACTTGCACTTATTCCGTTCCGAGGGGGGGGAAGTCGATAACAGGTCCAAGCGTTCACCTCGCTAAGATATTGGCTCAGGTTTGGGGAAATATGCGATGTGAAGCAAAAGTTATTAGCCATGATGGGAAGCAAGTAACATCACAGGCAATTGCGTTTGACCTTGAAAGTAATTTAGCTATCAAAGTGGAAGTTAAGCGCTCTATTCAGCAAAATGAATATAAGGAAGGAAAACGTACTGGCAAGATGACAACAATGGCAGATGATATGATAGTAGTTACTGGTAATGCTGCTAATTCAATCGCGCTAAGAAATGCCATACTTTCAGTAATCCCGAGGGCAATTGTTGATAAAATTTACAACGCTTCTTTACAGACAATTACAGGCGATGTTTCCGATAAAAATAAATTACTTAAAAGGCGTAAAGAGGTGTTTGATGCTTTAATTGATTCTTATTCAGTAACCGAAAAAGAAATATTATCAGTAGTTGGTAAAGCATCCATAAATCACATTGTAGCGGAGGACTTGGTTGTATTAATTGGTTTGGGTCAATCAATTAAAGATGGGGACACAACGGTAGAATTAGCTTTTAAATCAAATAAACCAAAAGCAACGGTTGCAGAAAAAAAGGAAGTAATAAAAGAAAATTCAAAAACTAATGAAACCCCTAAACTTGACCTGCCATAATGAGAAAAGAACATAAATACAGGGATTTGACCCACGACCAGCATGAAGAACTGTTTTTCAACTATCTTATTGATAGTTGGAGCTTTTCAAAAGTTGCATCCTTTGCCCGGAATGAAAAAGCGTTTGAAATGTCATACATTTATAGACAGCCTTTCAAAATGTCATCTTCAATGGTTGCAGGGTCTGCTTATCATGCAGCAATGGAATTGTTTTTTACTGATTTGAAAGATGGTGTAAAAAATGACCTTGCAACCTTGCAACTGGAAGCATACGCATCCATTGATAATGTTATGCCGAACCAGTGGAAAATTCAGAAAACAACTCCTACAATTGAGGATTGCAGGGATAAAGCTACCAAAGGCGTGAATGCTTTATTAAAAAACTTTTTCTCTGATTACTCACTTTTTGAATCCGAAATTAAAGAGGTGCTATTTGTCGAATGCAAGTTAGACCAATTTTTAACGATAAACGGTGTCGATATTCCTTTGCCCTGCCATTTACGAATAGATTTGATAATTAAAACCAATAACGATAAAATTGTAATTATTGACCATAAATCAAAGGCAAGTTTTTCAGATGAAAAAGAATTAAAATTTTCAATCGGGAAACAGGCTATTACTTATACTTTGGGATTTGAAGCTGAAAGCGGTTTAACAGTTGATGAGGTTTGGTTTATTGAAAATAAAACTTCTGAAAATCGGGATAAATCACCGCAAATAAGCTGTTTTAAAATGGCAATGGATAAAGATACTCGCCGATTGTACGAAGCGATGCTATATGAGCCATTAAAGCGCATGCTGGAAGCTGTATCAAATCCTGACTATGTTTACTTAATTAACGAAAGCGACAATTTTGTGGACAAAGCAGAAATATACGAGTTTTGGGCAATGACAATGATAGCGGAGGTGGACGATTTCAATATTCAATATTCAAAAAAAGGAATGATTGAGAAACGATTAAAGAAAATAAGGGATAGTTCTATTGCTGTTATTTCACCACAAGTAATAAAAAAATTCAGAGAAAATGCAAGTGAGTTTATTCAATTTGATTTAACAAATAAAGATATGACAAAGCAGGAAAAAATAGAACACATTTTAAGGTCACTTTCAATAGTTGTAAAGGTTGCCCACACATTTACAGGGTATAGTTCTGACACCTTTTTAATTGAAGTTTCTGCCGGAACAAATTTAGCAAGTGTGCAAAGATTCAAGTTAGATATTGCAAGTGCTTTAAACGTTGAATCAATACGTATGATGAAAGATTTATACGTACACGACGGAAAGTCTTATTTGGCAGTCGAAAGCTCTAAGGTGAGGGAAAATGACCTGTTATTTGATGCAAAATATTTAGAAGGTTCAAAAATTCCAATCGGAATTAATAACTTTGAAAAAACTATTTACTGGAATGTTGAAAATCCAAGTACTCCGCACGTTTTAATATGCGGTTCAACTGGCTCAGGAAAATCAGTTTGTATAATTTCAATTATTGAATACGCAAAAATTTACGGATTTGATGAAATACAAATCTTCGACCCAAAATTTGAATTTACAAAATATAAAGGTTCAAAAGTTTCAGTTTATAATGATATTGAACATATTGAAACTGTTATGGAATCAATGGTTGAAGAAATGCAAATGCTTGTAAAAACTGGCAAAAAGAAAAATACTTTAATCGTTTTTGATGAGTTTGCAGATGCTCTTTCTCAGGCTCGTACTGGCAATGAATTAGATGTGAAAAGTATGGTACAAACTGGATTTACAAAAATAAAAGGAATGTTTGGGCAGGAAATGATACCTAAAATGGAATTAAAAACAACCGGAGTAAAAAAATCATTAGAAGAAAATCTAAAAATCCTTTTACAAAAAGGTCGTTCATCTGGTTATCGCATTATTGCAGCTACTCAAAGAGCATCAGTAAAAGTAATTACCGGAGATGCGAAAGTTAATTTCCCTGTTCAAATATGCTTTAAAGTTCCAAAAGCAGTGGATTCTAAGGTTGTAATTGATGAAGAGGGTGCTGAAAGTTTGTCCGGCAAAGGTGATGGTTTAATAAAATCACCTGAGTATTTAGGAGTTGTAAGATTCCAGGCGTTCTATAAAAACTAACAAAATGAAAGACCTCTTAGACCGTAAAGCAGAATTACAAAAGGATTTAGATGCTTTGATTAAGGCTCTTGCTTCTACTATGGAAGCTATGAAAAAATGTGATGCAATGATTAAACTAAACTAAAAACATGAAAAAACAAATCGAATTATTAAAAAAATACGGAATACGTAATTACTCCGTTGAAAATGGAAAAATAACTATCAATGGTTCTTTGTATTTAAGAAGCCTTACAAGTGCTGACAAAGACTTCCTGAAAAGTACTACTATCAATGGTTCTTTGTATTTAAGAAGCCTTACAAGTGCTGACAAAGACTTCCTGAAAAG